CTTCGTAATCAACAAGTACTTGATCGCTTGAATATCTGGTAGTGATTGCTTCTTGTATTTTGTGATACGTTTTTTCGTACCTGTCTTTGTTTCCTCAATCACGGTTTGTGTTTCTTCATATTCAAAACCAATCGCACGTTGATAAACAGCATCAACTAGTTTTTGCCTTAAATCTTCATCACCAAACTGAAATGCATCATCTAAACGTTTATGTGTTTTACGTAACTTGATGACTGTTTTTTCTGTGATACCCAAATATTCTGCCACTTGTTTTTGAGTCGCTCTTTTCGATACCATTTCTGATATTGCTTTTAATTTGTTCTCTAAATGTCCAGATTTCTCCCAACGCTCATACGTGTCAAGCATCTTTCCTTTCATAAAAAATCACTCCAACTGTAACATAAAATTGTAATTGTTTACGAGTTGGAATACTACAAGTATCTCTGCAAAAACAAAAAAGAACCCATATTTAAATGAATTCTTCTCGTTTCTAGGCTGGTTGTTAAGCCAGTATTCCATGTATCTTACACCTTGCTCATTATAATACTATCACACCCTTGACAGTTTCACAACAGTTCACCCCTGCTCAACCCTGCTCAATCGTATTTTATCAATTGCTTGAGTGTGTCTTCTCCTAACTGTGGCGTTTGATATATACATTTCATCAGCTATTTGATTCCACGTTAGCCAATCAATATATCGTAATATCAGTACACGCTCCATTTCAGCATCCTTGAGTTGTTTAATGGTTTTTAGGATGTCAGCCTTGATTTTGGGTAGATTCATTTCCATCTCTTTGATCTCAAGTTCATAATCCAGCGTCTTAAGTATCCATTTCTCAAAGGGAGCTTTTAGACTCTTTCCACCATCAACTCGAATCGCATCAAATTGAATGCCTGGTATTTCATTAGCCAAACGTATGTATGTATCAACTAATGCTTGAAGCTTTTCAATTTTTACTTTTGTATTATGATATCTGCTTAAATATTCTTTAGCCGTCATCTTCTTCCTCCTTGAATTTTCTTAACACATTAATTTCTATTGCAATCCCTGTAGGATCATCGGACCATAACTTCTCCACATGTTCAACCACCACTTGTGCATCATCGTTCCAAAACCCTACTTCTGTCATACAGTCCTTCAACATCTTTTCCAAATTATCCGTATCAGGTCTTGTGACTCTCCATTCCTGATGCTTATGTCTTTTACCTCTTGGGAATCTCCATATCACATCTAGCCTAATTGGACCTTGCATTGGTTCCTTCGGTTTAAACGGTCTAAGATGTTTGATAATCGTTCGTCTTGCTTTCTTTAGTTTTTCTGGTTTATAGAAAACTGGTTTGTTGTTCACCAGTGTTACTTTATTTTGTTGTGCTGTTATTGTTGGTGGATCTAGTAGTAGAAATATTTTCATAGTTTCCTCCTTTTTCAGAATTTTTTAGAATTTTTTAGTTGAAGAAAGGCAAGTGCTGACGATGATGCATTGTTAGGGATAGGGCAGGCTCACAAGCCCTATCCTACGAACATGCGTCAGCGTGTTGTGAATGAACAACTATATATAAGCCCTATATTCACGATTTTCTTCACTCTGGAATATAGGAGTTTTTTCCCTTTCTTCACTTCACTGATTTTTCGAGTGAATATTGAATTTTTTCCTTTCTTCACTCTGGATTTTTTTGTGAAATAACACTGTTTTCAATTGAATAGTCTTGATTAAATTCACTTATTCGTTTTCTTACTGTTCTTGTGCTAACTCCTAAATACTCTGCTAAATCTGATAATGTACATGTCCCATCTTTTTCTACATTGATGTCAAATGCTGTATCAAATTCTTCTTTCCTAGATTCAGGTGTTTGCTTTCTTTTACTGCTTTTTGTTAAGTTGCCTTTAGGATCACCGTTAGCATATACTTTCTGTAGAATACCAGCATCATCTACTCGATGAAGCGGATACTCAAACCAAAAGTTAACTGGTTTAAAGTTCTGAAATTCTCGTAAACTACTCTCTAGTCGCCAAGCTGTCGAATGTGGATTATCTGCGTTTTGAAGCATGAAATCTTCGTCTGTTTCTAATTGAATCATGTCAAGTTGTGCATCCGGATCACGTGCAAACACTCCTGATCCTGAAGCCCTGTCCATTGCTCTCTTAAAGCCCTGTGCCCCTTTAGAATGATGATGTGAGTAAATAATCGTACATCCAGTTTCTTTGCTTATTTTGTCGAAAAGTGCTGTAAAGGATGACATTTGAGTCGCGTTATTTTCGTCACCTGTAATGACTTTATAAATTGGATCAATGATGATTGCTTCATAACCTTTATTTGCTACTTTTCTGATGATTTTAGGTGCTAATTTATCAAGAGGCATAGAACTACCCCTAAGACTCCAAACAACAAAATCCTGCTCATATTTCGGCTCTACACCAATTGCAAGATGTATTTCATCGATTCGGTTACCTAAACTTTTCTCAGCAATTTCTAAGTTAACATAGAACACTTTTGTCTTTTTACATTGAAATCCTAACCATTTACGTCCTTCAGCTAATGCAATAGCTAATTCAATTAACAGGAAACTTTTCCCAGCTTTAGATGATCCAGAAATAAGCATCTTGTGTCCTATTCGAACAATACCTTCTATGAGCTGTGGTTCAAGGTTTTCTTTTTTTGTTCTGATTTCACCACTAGTCTTTTCTCTTGGCAACTCATCTGTATTTCCTTCAACAAAATCCATCCACTCATTCCAGTTACTTCTACCGATATTCGTATCTACTAAAGTTTGCATAACACCGTTTCTCATAACTCCAGGTAAACGTGATAGCCTGGAAGGATTTCTGTTCGCTCTATCTATTTTTAGTCCGTTCTTGTTTAAGAAATCATACAGAAAATCGACCCTTTTACGGTATTCTTCTGAATCTTTGGCATCAACTTTTACTATGGCATGTAAACTTCTACTACCACTATGTACTAAACAGGCAATAGGTAGTTCAAACTTTCGATAAATTGCATCTTGTTCAGATATCGGCATATCGTCTGATTCAACGAGCGCATGAGTAAAGCGTACAATGTTTTCATTTTTGACACCAACACCATCAACTGGATTGAATCTGATCCAAGCTCCACACTCTTCTTTAGAATCACCTAAAACTGCACCTATGTCATTAGGATGTTTTTCAAGTAAATCGATTAGTTCTGCAACGGTTCGATCGTACTGTCCTTTTTTAGGTATCCATTTACCATCACTGTTTTGCCATACATCATTTGTTACATAGCCTACATATTCATCATCATAAAAAAGTGTATCCAAGTATTTTATTAGCTGTTCAGTAGGAGTCATTTCGTTTGATGGATCATAAATCAGCCCATCACCATCGTACTCAATCGTATCGTCCCAGTCCATGAATCCACCACGAGGTTCCCATCCAGTATCTTTTGCCATCTTGATTATTGTTCCGCCGGATATGGGAATAGAGGAACCTTTGAAAGTTCCCCATTTTCTATCGCATTCACCTTCTTTATAACGGCTATCATTCTTGCTCCAGTCATCCCATACTGAACAGTCATATCCTTCGGCTTTGAGTGCCATGCCTATTTGTATCCATTCTTCATATGTTGTGTTTGATGCGTCTATTTGTTTTAAAGCTTCTAATATACTGTCCATTGATGTCCTCCTATGGTCTATAAGTTGCAGCATTGATTGTTCTTGGTAACATCCATCTGTTGTCTGCAATTCTTGTAATCATTTTGCTTGCTGCTTCAAATGCCCACATACCGACATGTAAGAATCCGTATCGTTCTAAGAAGCGTATTTGTTTCGGTGTTGCTAATCCTTCAATTTGTCTATTTTTCAGTTTTTCAATAAGCATGCTAGCCATACCACAACTTGTAACTGCATCAGGAAAGATTCCATGATTTTCTAGATACTTTAATTGCTTATCTGTAGCAGGTCCCATTTCCCAAACAAAGGTCGGTTCATAACTAGCTAAATCTTCTGCTGAAATAGAAAAAGCATACTGGATAGGATCCACAAGTTTCGATTTTCGTTTACGCATTGAAGCAAGTTCTCGTGCTAATGCATCTTCACGTTCTTGAATAGCATCACGTTCTGCTTCTACTTCAGCTTCTAGTAAATCGATACCAGATTCTTGATCCATCATTTTCTGATCAATACGTTTTGCTAACTCTTCATCTTTTGAAACAAGTGCTGACGGTCTACATAAATCGTGGCGTTCTGTCATCCATAAGAAATCAAGCAATAATAACTCTTTCTTTCCTGGATGTAGTCTCATACCACGTCCGACCATTTGTTGGTATAAACTTCTTATTTTCGTTGGTCTTAACACAACAATAGTATCTACTGATGGACAATCCCAACCTTCTGTTAAAAGCATCGAGTTACACAATACGTCATATTCTCCAGCTTCAAAGTCAGCTAAGATTTCATCTCTGTCTTTACTGTTTCCGTTTACTTCAGCTGCTCGTATTCCATGTAAGTTCAGTAACTCACAAAACTTCTGTGATGTCTTTACTAATGGTAAAAATACGACTGTCTTTCTACCTTTACAGTAGTTCAGCATTTCTAGTGCGATTTGATTTAAATATGGTTCTAGTGCTGAGCCAACTTCACCTACCGCGTAATCACCATTGGATACACCTACACTATGGATATCTAGTTCAAGCGGAATCATCTGCGCTCTTACTGGTGCTAGATATCCTTCTTTGATTGCTTGATGTAGTGAATATTCATAAGCCTTTGAATCGAAGTATTTTCCTAGATTCTTTTGATCTGATCTATCAGGTGTGGCAGTTACTCCTAGTACATTTGCACCTTCAAAATGGCTTAGTATTCGTTGATACGTATTACTCATCGAATGATGTGCTTCATCTACTACGATTGTTTTAAAGTAATTACTAGGAAAGTTTGTAAGTCTTTTATGTCGTGATAATGTTTGAACGGATGCTACCGTTACTTGTTCTGATGAGCCAATGGCAGAGGACTCAGCCTTTTCTAAAGCCGAATCCAATCCACTGGTTTCTAATAATTTCTCTGAAGCTTGATCTAGCAATTCACCACGATGTGCAAGTATTAATGCTTTACTTCCATCTTTTGTCTCTTCCTCCACTACTTTAGAAAATACAATTGTTTTCCCTGTACCTGTAGGAAGTACTAATAATGTTTTTTGATGGCCTTGTACCCATTCGTTTCTAATTGCATCAACAGCTTCATTTTGATAAGGTCTAAGTTCCATAATCGCACCTCTTAGAATGGGAGCGGATTAAAGAACTCTTCGTTGTAATCGATAAAGCGATCGATATCGTTGGTTGTCTTTTCATCACCATAAGAGTTGACATATTTACGAGGTTTGAAATGTGCACGTCCTTTTGAACCAAGCACTTTATTCCAATCCATAGTTAATTTCTCGCCATGTTTCTTCTGTCCAATACATCTAAAGAATGATGAAATACGCCATTCAATTGTGCGATATAGCAACAAATCAAACTTCACAATAGCTCGTCCTTCTTCTGATTCGACTTGAACGGTTATCGTTGCTTTGTTACATGCAGGAATCTTGGCTCCACCAGGAAATCTACCTCGTTCAAAATGTGTTACTGTAAAGTTGTAATCACCTTCTGGTAATATGACTAACTCCTGTCCGTCTTCTTCAATAGAATCATTCCAATCCATCAACATATTTTTATTTTCTTCCATGATTATTGTTCTCCTTTTTCATTTTTTATCGTTTCTACAATCTTCTTCCAATTCGGGATAATCCAGCGTGTAATGAAATCGTCTGAATAGTCACTGATTGGTGTTTCTTTTTCATAGTGTCCTTTTGCGGCTACTACTGTTTGTAAATCTTCTTCAGTAATATTGTCTTGTTCTAGTCTCTTCTTAAGTTCGTCAACAAAGGCTAAGGTTGTAATATCTTTTGAATCGTAATCCATTACTTGTTCAGCTGGCACATCGTAAATCTCAAATAAGTGTGAGATTGCCTTAAAATCAAGTTCAAGTTCTTCTGGTAAGTCGAATCTGTTCTTTGCATCATAAGTTGGATTATGTGTGGTATATAGAACGCGTTTACCACCTTGTGCTTTTTTCTTATTGGTATCTGTTGTAACGACATAAATCTTGTAATTCACAAAGAATAATGCGTCACTCCACTCTTTGATTAATGGTGCTACTTGTCTTGATAGTTTCATCTCGTATCTGTCGAATGATCCTTGTTCTTCAGGTAATTCAAATTTACGTGGTTTTGCATGTGCTGTGATCACGACATTAATGCCAACTTCAATTAACTGGTCAAGTAAAGTTAATAGCCTTGCAAACTCATCCACTAAGTAGACATACCCTTTACCATATCCAAAATCTTCTATATTGTTTTTTCGGTATTTTTCACATACTGCATTGGTACATAATGTTTCAGACCAGTCAGCTGTATCAAGAACGACTGTCTTACAAACATGTGGATTAGCATGGATCTCTTTGACAATTGTGATGAGCTCATTCCATGATTTGTTACATTTGATTCTTCTTACATCTAAATTGCTTGTTCCGCCTTCTGTATCAATGAATAGTGGATCTGGAAATTGACTAGCAAATGTAGACTTTCCGATTCCTTCTGGTCCATAGATGACGATTTTTTTAGGACGTTGTTCTTTTCCTTCGATAATATTCAACATTTTAGTTTTCTCCTTTTTCTATTGTTGTTACCTCTTCACGAGGGTCTGTATTTGGTACTAGAATCATTGAACCTGTTTGCATTGAAATATATGGTCCGATAATGCTAGTAACTTTGTCTTTACCTATTCTCTTGGTCAGTTCAGTTATTCCAGCTACTTTTTGTGCACTATATGGATCAATACCAACTTCTTCACAAGCCTTAATCAATCCTGCTTCGTCTGTTACTTTTCTTGAAACTCTAGCATGAACCAACTTGAAGCCGTTCCACTTATGCCCGTTTTTTGCTCGATTGATTGCG